CTTAGCCGAGGTTACCGGGAACTGCGCCTGCTTGCCGGTCAGGAGCTGAGAAATCAGGCCGATAAAAAAGCCGGTGCGCCGGTGCTTGAAAACGTGCAGCTGGACGCGGTACTGGCCGCTGCAGATGTGGGCTGCTTTGCCACCTACATCATGAAGCAAGGCGGCGTGTTGGTTCCGCGTAAACATCACATCGTCAGAACAGCCTACGAGCTTAACGAAGAGCCAACCCCTTACGGAGATCACGGCACCCGCATTTATGGCATCTGGTCCCCGTTAGTGGCTGGCCGCATCTGCACGCACGCAACGAAGTGGAAAATGGTACGTAAGGCCGTTGACGTTCAGGTGGCGACAGCCGACCAGGGCGCTTGCGCCCCTTGGACTCGTGGCAATAACTGTCCCCCTGATGAAAAACTGAACATTTCAGGGGGTAATCCGGTATCTGTTGAACCTTTAGAACCAGGTGAAACGCCTCTTTATGGCCCGGCAGACTTCGACAATATGACCAGAAAACAGCGCCGGGATCTGCTGGCGCACCTCCGGGTAGTGAAGCCGCGCCAGAAGAATAGTTATAAGCAGGTAATTGACGATGTTCAGCGGGCTGCTCTTGTTGCAGAGCTGAAAACGAGGGGCTTTACCGGTGAAGAAACTGAAACAAATCTGCTTTTGTGCGGTGGCAGTATCAATTCAGGCGCGGGGATGCGCCTTTTCTACAAGAACGGGCGGCTGCAGGAAGATGATAAATGGAGTCAATGGATCTGAACTAAGACATCTGCCATAAGCGAAGCCGTTAGTCAGGAGAAAACAAGGCTTTATCTAATCAAAATAACAGGTTGTAACTACTGATAGACTTACATTTAATTTTCAGATTGGGTCCGATTGAATGAAAAAAAATTTCACATTTCATAACGCATCTAATACTGTGTGGTTATACAGTCTTTAGAGTAAAGGGAGGGTTAGATGGACACTCAAGATTTGGCACCGATAAACTGTAAGATGGCTTGCGTTCAGTTCATTGCTGAGGTGTCGCTTATAGCAAATTGCAAGCAATCTGACATGAAATTGGCGATGAGTATCATCGCTGAGTCAGCGCATTCGAGCTGCGAAAAAGTCCCCGACGATGAGATTTTTTACGCTGCGGAGTAGCGTGAGTCCGCAGCCAGGCATATTGATAACGTTGCTGGCGGCAAATTTAATTTTGGCGCTGGCAAGGTTGAACAACGAGCATTGCGAGGCGTTAGGCGATGGCCGGAAGCGATTCAAATTATCAGGTAGTTTACCGGGGCGAAAGCCTGACTGATTATGCGCCTGGCGGATTGGTTTTCTTTCAGCGCCCAAAAGAGAACGGCGGCGGCTTCTGGTTAGGCCGGACTTATGATTATGTTTTCTGGCTTGAGATTTCTGCCCCTGTCTCTCTTTCGCAGGGTCTGTTTTATCTGCAGGCGATGAAAAATTCTGTCCAGGTTGAAACGAAATTTACCCCTGCAGATAACAATCTATCCCTGTTCTGACACTGTGCGCGTGAGTGCATGTCTATGCTGCATGAATCCGCATGATCCCAAAAGGATCGTTTACCCTTCGGCCCGCCAGTACTGGCGGGCTTTTGTTTATGTCATGCACCTGCATGAAAACCACTGCATAAAGCGGGCAGGCGTGGCGGGGCTACGAGCGCGCGCTGATAGGTTACAAAGAAGATTTATACGTTTTATTCTCAAAATAGGGAATTGATAAATAAAAGAAATTGTGAGATGTTTCTTAAAAAACTGTTTAAGGATTAAACATATGTCTTCTCAGTCCACATCTATCAAAAAGAAAATCGATTCGGGTAATGAGCGTTTGGCTTCACTCCTAGAGGATGTCGTGAGGGGAAGCGTGAAAATTCCCGCTTTCCAAAGGGAGTATGTCTGGTCAGATGAGCAGATATTAGGATTGATCGATTCAATATACTCTGGCTATCCTGTAGGATCATTACTTTTATGGACGACGAAAGTTCCTTTAAAATTTGAAAGAAATGTTGGTGGGTTTGATTTGCCTGAGATTAAGGATGATTATCCTGTGAACTATATATTGGATGGGCAGCAAAGGCTTACCACGTTATTTGGGGTTTTTAATTCTGATAAACCAACAAAAAATAAAGAGTTGGCCTCAAGATTTAATGTACATTACGTTCCTCAAAACGATAAGTTTTATCATGTTTACACAAAGCCACATGATCTTAAAAGTATACCTTTGAATTGTATACTTGAAACAACAAAGCTAATTTCGAATTTGAGTGATTTTGATGAGGTTGATAGAAACAAAATAACCAATCTGGTTGACAGGTTCAAAGATTATGATTTTCCAGTTGTTACAATTAAAGAACGTACGAATCAAGAAGTTTGTCGTATTTTTCAGAGAATTAATTCTTCAGGAACAAGCCTTAGTACTATTGAACTATTAACAGCTTGGACATGGTCTGAGGAGTTTAATTTACGCATTGAAATAAATGAGATAAATGACTATTTGGCAAGTAAAGGTTTTAGGCATGCTGATGAGACGTTGCTTATGCGATGCCTTACATCAATAGTAAATAAAGGAATAGATTCTGATACGTTGATAAATAATGATCCTGCGACTTTAGCTTCATCAGTTAAATTATTGCGTGACGGAATTATTAAAGCTGTGGATTTTTTAGAAAATGATTTAAAGATACAAAATTCTGTATTTTTGCCATTTCCTATCATGCTTGTCCCATTAGTTTATTTCTTTGCAAAGGTAGAACGTCCAACAGGATATCAATATAATTCAATTAAACGCTGGTTTTGGTGTTGTGCTTTTTCTCAAAGATATAAGGCTGGCACAAATGCGTTTGTAATGGAAGATATTTTGGAAATGGACAATATTTTATCTATTGATGATAAATATATCCAGTTTCCAATTAAAATTGAGGCTGAGTTTTTCCGTAAATCATGGCGCATAAATTCCGCTGCTGCAAAGTCAACAATCTGTTTGTTAGCTCAATTGAATCCTAGAAGTTTTATTACAGGCAAGTGCGTTGATCTAGGAACGGCTCTATCTGCTTACAATGCTAGACAGTTTCACCATATTTACCCTAAAGCATTCTTGAACAAAAATGGTATAGGGTTTCATGAGTCGAACATTATTGCCAACATTGCATTTCTCACAGCGCAGGATAATAATAAAATCTCTGACGATGATCCATTGAATTATTTCCCTAAAATTAATTCCGCAGAAAGGAAAGCTATATTTGATTCTGCGCTAATTGACGTGAGCTTATGGGGCGGTGACAAGTCTTTTAAGGAATTTATTAATGTCAGAGAGGAAAGCTTAATAAGAATGGCTCATAAAGCGATGATGGGTAATCTATAAGCTAACTGCTACCATAGCTAATGTCTTTGCAATTTACTATCGGTAGCAGTTTTTTATTATGAAAGTGAAATTACTAAATAAAGCTTCATGAGGTGAGATGTGAACAAAGTGGATCTACAAGATGAATACAACAAATCCATTGGTGCTATTGATGACTTCAGGAAAAATTTATCCGATCAATTAACAAAACTTATTTTTGAGTCAGGTGTCCCATTAGGCATTAATCTTGAATCAAGGGTTAAAGAATGGGGGTCTATTGCCGAGAAAATTGATAGAAAAGATCTAAAACTTAAGACAGTGCATGACTTGACGGATCTAATTGGCTTTAGAATAATTTTATTATTCAAGAGAGATTTGGATGTTATATCCGATTTAATTAGAAAGAACTTAAGTGTCATTAGTGAGGATGACAAGTTAGAAACTTTAAATGATAATAAGTTTGGCTATCAATCAAGGCATTATATTATTAAGATTCCAAAGTCATGGCTTAAGGTGCCGTCATTTGTTTCATGTAAAGATTATAAAGCCGAGGTGCAGGTTAGGACTTTGTCTCAGCATATTTGGGCGGCAACATCTCATAAGTTGCAATATAAAAATGAAGAGAATATTCCTGTTCAATTAAGACGAGCAATAAATAGAGCTTCAGCAATGCTTGAAATTGTTGACCTAGAGTTTGAGAGGATACTTATAGAAAGAGATGGATATTTAGATGATCTTAATAAAAAGTCAAATGATAACCTTACTCGAGACGAATATCTAAATATTGATAGTCTTAGGTTTATAGCATCAAAATATCTTCCTCATGAGAATCTTTCTGGCATCGAACCTTATGATGAGCTTATGAGTGAATTAACTCTTAATAAAATTTTAAAGGTTGACCAACTAGTTGATATATTAAAAAGCACTGAGAAATTTTGGATGGATGAAGAAAAAAATCGCGTGGCTAAAATGAGTAATGCGTCAGTTGAATATTGGTGGACAAAGGGAGAGGGTGAGGATGATACCGAAGCTAGAATTAAAAGAGGAGTATTCTACACTCATGTAGGTTTAATAAGAAATGCAGTGGAGCATTACCTCAAAGAAAATAATAAAACATTCAGGCGATTAATTTAGCTTTTAGGAAAGAGGCCATTGCAATTGGCCTCGCCATTTTAAATAAGCCCGTAAGTTTGAAATGTAATGACTTCTTCGCCTAACCAGTGGTTCAATGTTTGTAACTGTTTCTGTATCGGAATTAGTTCATTACGTACGAATACATGACTTGCTTTTTCGATGTCGCCAAAACCTCCGGTATTATTCGGCATAACTCCCATCATCTGAGGTGGTACTCGGTGCGCGGCCATCATGTCGTCACGGCTCACGTTCTTGATGTTAAGAAACTCATCCTTTGCCGCCACCTCTGACAGCGGGATGATCTGGATGCCGTCCTTTTTCCCGTTCGGGCTGTACATAAACAGGTTACGGAAGTTGCCAGGACCCTTTGCGCTTTTCATGGCACCGCGGATATTGTCCACGTCCTGCTGGCTCTGCGCCGGGTCGGTCATGTACATGATGAAGCCCGCATGGCTGCCGTTAAGGTAATACTTGCGGCGGAACAGGGTGGCGGACTCGTTCAGCAGGGCGGACGGGATGGCCGACAGATAGCCCGGCACGCCGTAAATTTCCTGATTGATATCCGGTTCCATCAGGTGAAATACGCTACCCTTCGCGAACTCATAAGGTTCCGTGCTGATCCCATAGTTTGCATACCAATACGTATCGAGGTCGAGGCCGCGCCGGGTGAACTTCGCCAGCGACGGCTCCAGCTTCAGCACGTTACCGAGGCGGCTGGTCCGCTTCTCCAGGTAGGCATTTCCAAAAATCAGATAGTCCAGCGCAAAGCGGCTGAATGCCTGCTGACTCAGCAATGGATGTGGGATAAAGGTACTCGCCAGAATGTTGCACTTCACGCTGATGGGTGAGCTGTGATGCACGGCGGCACGGAACGTGCGCGCCAGCCCGTCAACGCTCACGGGTGGTTCATACCATCGATCATTAGCTACGCATTCCACGTAGTCCAGCAGTTCACGGCGGTCCAGCACCGGGATCGGGTCGCCAAAGGTAAATGCCTCTGATGCTGCCCCGCTGGTCATGTTATCCGGCTGCGGCACGGGCTGCGTGCGGGTGCGGTTCCTGCGTTTGCTCATCAGTAAATCTCCATAATGTTCTGCGTGTGTGCCGCCTGTCCCTGCAACGGCTCGTTTGCCAGCGCGTGCATGGTCGCCCAGGCTAAATCGCCGTGGCTGACTTCTTCGCTGCGGCTGGTTTCATAGGTCGGACGGTTGCCGCTGGCCGTGGTGGCCTTGCGGATAGACATGAATGACTGCGCGATGTCGAGGTGGCTGTCGTCAAACTCCAGCCGCCCGCTGGCGATGGTGTCGTAAGCCTTCAGCACCAGGGCGTTTTTCACGTTCGGGTTATAAACAAACTCCTTCACCTGCGGGAAGAAGGCTTTGACGTTCTCGTACACACCCAGCCCGACGCCGGTGGAGTCGATACCGATATAGGTGACGTTATACTGCTGCGTCAGCGTCCTGATGGCGTCAGCCTGTGCCCGGAAGTCCATCCCACGCCACTGGTGTCGCTCAAGGATACGGAACTTACCTCCCGGCACGGCAGGCGGTGCCATGACAACGCACCCGGCGCTGTCGCCGTTCTGCGTTCCCTTCGCGGGGTCGTAACCGATCCAGACTTCTTTCCAGCCGAACTGAGTAAGCAGTTAATGAGGCGGCTTTATATTAATTTTTTGAGGAGGAACACCAGTATGGTTATTCCCTAATGGTTTTGATTTAGAAATTGAATCCTTAAATATTTCAGCTATTGATATCGATGCGCGAAATATTGCTATAAATGCCAGTCCTGCGCTCATAGAGGAAAATAAAATCGGATTTTCTCGTGCCCATGAAGTAAGCAGTGGCGGTTGTTCAATTCCATAAATTGTGTAATCAAAAAATAAATATATGCCATAACAGAAAGCACAGGCAGTCTCAAAATTCCACAAGGCATTAATGGTGTTTTTTAATGTATCTGATCTTCCGATTCTAATACGTATGCCGGATAGTATTGTTAGTAAAACGAAAAGAGAAATTGCAAGATAGAATTCTTTTTCAAAGTCGTTTGGAGTGACCTTAAATATAAATATCAGGCTGGAAACAATGAATGCTATTGTGAAAATTAATCTGTTCGGAAGATTGAAAATTATCCTCATATTTCCTCAGTAAGCATTGAGCTATCCATATAACGGGCATATATAGATGCCATAATGGCATTTTTGGCGCAAGTTAATCTAATAAATATCCAACTCTCCGAGATCATGAGCTTTATCACCAATCTGATTCACCTCAGCAGGTGCTTTTACTTAACGGCACCTAAGACTTGAGCGAACGGTATGCCGGACCGGCTGACACTGAGGGCACGCAGTATGGGCTTTCTACCAAAAATGAACAAGAATCTCGAAAAGCTGTAACACCAGCCCGGAGTCAGCCAGATGGTTGAAGAATTACCGGGCGATGCAGGCTTAGAACGGCTACAGGCGATGATGTCATGAAAAATACCTCACGCTTATCTCGATCAACTCAACGAATCAGACATGTGTTCCTAATGCGGTTGCCACAAGTGCGGCGTAGCGGTTTGTATTAAAAAAGTAAACCTGCTGTTTATCTTATCGGAACAGGAAAAATCGTGAGCGATAGGATGCTGCCAGCCATTACGATTGTGCACAAAGACGTAGACGACCAACACTGAACACCCCGCTAAAATGCAGAGGGAATGGTTGCAGAAAAGGATGGTGATGTTCACTATTTAGCTGGAAACGGAGGTATCAGACGCAGTTTGTATATGAGGGTTATACTTCTATTGTCCACTTTGGTGGTTTTTTACGCTTGGTGTTGCCCGCTTTTCTTCAAATCTTCAAAGTAATATAAACCTAAATGTCGTGCGACTCTTTTGTGAGATTGCTGAAGTATAAAACAAAAAAAACCACCCTGAAAGGTGGCTTCAATCTGCTGATTTGACAGCAAAAATTTGGTGGCCCCTGCTGGGCTTGAACCAGCGACCAAGCGATTATGAGTCGCCTGCTCTAACCACTGAGCTAAGGGGCCAGCGGAGCGGGGATTATAAAGTATCTCTTCAGGGCAATCCAGCA